AACCAAGTTTGTTTAACTCAGTACGAGCACCAGCAACGTCACCAGCCACATCAATGTTGGAAAGATTCGCATTAGTGTAGGCAGAGATTGCACTCTGGTCAGCAGTTGTGAATGGGGTTGTGCCAGCAAACAGAATATCGCTTACACGCTTCTCATGGCCAAGTTTGATTTGGCGGAGGAGGAAGCGGGCAGACGATGCTTCGAGATCAAAAAACCTGTCAGCATCTGCGCGGAAACCATCATCGATTAGCTCTTCGAGGCCATACTCGATCGTGTCGTAGGTGTCAGTCCCAAACGCGCGAACAGCACGGGCATAGTCAGAAGAAGCTACACGGGGTTTAGAATCATTGTTCAACAGGTCAGCTTGTGCAAGCTGAACTTTGAGATATTGGCCGCTCTTGGCAGGGACAGGAAGCAAAGGCAGAACCTCTGCTCCAATCAAGCCAGTCTCGGTATTAGGAGCCTCGATCAACGCCTGGTTGATATCGGCTCTTACGGTTGTGCCACCAGAAATAAAACTCATTTTATTATTATTCTTTCTTGGTTATGGGTTAGAACATTGGCACTGCAATTTCAATCACAGCAGAAGTCGCAGTAGCGGCTTCCAATGCAATTCCAGCAGTAATAGGGTTTGCCGCCAGAGTGGTAACCTGGCCAGCGGCATCGAATTTCATCACATCACCCACAGCGGCCACGCCACTCACGGTTGCGAAGAAAGTAGGATGGAACAGCTTCACGGTCACATAACCATTAGCCGCCACATCTTCTAGAGTTGAACCAATAGCTTTGGTCGCACCAGTTACAGCCACATCAACGCCACCAGCAGTGGTCGTAGAAGGCTGTACCATGCGAAAAGCCGAGATAGCGGACGATGTTGAGAAAGTCCGATACCCATTATCAATTTGTGCACTCATTTTTTATTTATCCTTTTGTTAGATGTTCTTAATGCCGCGGCTAAGAGCCTCAGCATATTCTTTGGGGTTGGAAAGCATGACGGCCTTCATAGCCTTCAGCTTCGAAGTCTTATATTCTGCATGAGCAGAAACAAGTCCTTCAAAGTTCTTTGGTTCCTCTTTCTTTTCAAGAGCAACCTCAACAGCAGGGGATGCAGGGATGGGCTTAATGCCGAACTGGGTAAGAACCTTCTTAACCACTTCACTCATTGACTCCTCTTGCTTTTCCTCTTCAACAGATTCTCCTTCAGCTTTTGCACCCTCTGCAACTGCTTTGTCTTCGACAACAGCTTGCTCATCCACAGGCGCTTCAGCCATCTTTTCATTTTTGGGTTTCATCGAATCTTCAATGGCCGCTAGGCGAACCTTGATGTCCTCGATATCTTTAGAATAATTGTTTTCCATTGTTTCTCCTTGTTTTGTCAAACCATCACCTTCAACAACTGCATTGGGCAGGTCAATGGGGATTGGCTTTCCTCCGGCCATATAGCCGAGTTTCTTTTCTACTTTTACGCAAGAACCTGTTTCATAGGGCTTGGAACCTTTTGCTGGCTTGTAACCATCCCAACACCTTAATTCTTTAACCTTCTCCATAAGCTTAATCATTTCCTCAAACAATCCATTGGTTGCCGCTGGGCTAGAGACCAAGTCAGCAGAGGCAATGCTTTGGGGTCTGATGTAGTCCTTGCCATTGATTGACTCACTCTCATTCACAAATGCCAGGGAGATTCCAAACTGATCTGGAGCCTCATCTGCCATCTCTTTAATTAATCCATAATGCTGGCTGTTCTTCAAAAGCTTTAGGTCTGCAACCAGCTTATTGCCTTCAATCCTGGCATTCCTTGCAAAGCCGACGACTGCATCCAATCCAGAGCCGTGGTTCATCTTGACCTTAACTCCATTGGGAGCCTGTTTCATGATGTCCATTGCCTTCTCCAGGCTGAGTTTGTCCACAAACAAGTCATGCCCTTTGGCCTCACCAATCTCAAGAATGCTTACCCCACCAAAATCATTTGCTTCCATTTCCTCATCCCCGCATTCCATTTCTTCCTCATCCCTGTAGGTACTATAAGCCACAGCCGCCCTCTGGGTCTCATCTGGGAATTTTGCAACAGCTTCTTCATCTCCCATGAATCGGGAAACAAAGTCCTGTTCGGACTCATCACCACTAGGTAAAGGCAGGGGCATAAAAGCCCAGGTTATGTCAAAGTAGGTCTCCGTCAGCCTGGCGGTAGGATGCTTTCACCTTGCCACCACCAGCCATGAGTAGAAACTTGTTCACCCTAGCCAATGCCCAGGCATTCCTGGAGTTGGGCTTACCACCACCAATGGTTGGCCTAAAGCTTGTTGAATAGGCTCCAGCACCCCTTCTGAATACCTTCTTTAGCGCTCCCAGGGATGGGGCTTTCTTACCAGGGTTCTTGTCCTTCCATTCCTTCAGCTTGTTCTTGATTGATTCCTCTGCACCCTCCCCAATCTCAATCTTTCCACCAGTGCTTTTTGTGGCCGCTGAACATGGCTTATTCTGTTCAGAACCCTTGATTCTTTCCTTTGGTGGGGCTGGGGTCTGAGAGGCAGACTTTGCCCCTGGTCTTTCAAGCTTTACAGCATCAGCACCCCGACCATATAGGGCTTCTGTGTATTGATCAAAAGCCTCCTCAAAGTTTTCTTCTGTAAAAAATTCCTTTGGAATAATCATTTTAATGTCGGCCCCCTATATTCTTTATACATTGCATACACTTCCTTGCTATACTTCTTTCCATTCAGATTACCAGCAAAAGTTTCAGCAACAAATTCTTGTGGATTTTTCATTGCATAATCGCTTACCTGTTTTGCAATAGATTTCTTCATTGCACCAATTTTTCCAGTTCCGAATTTCCCCCTTTTCCATATGCGCCATTGTTCATAAGAAACATCTTTTGCATGGAGAGCATGGCCATATTCATGGCCAAATGTATCAACAGCACTGCTCCACTTATCCTTTACACCCTGTTCTTTCATTTGTAAGTATTTGTCACTCTCAAAATACCTGCTGTTGAATGTAATGGCTTGATAGGTTCTATCCTCATTGTTGCTTGAGATGGCGTAAGCCCTTCTCCATCTACCAGTAAGTTGTTCTGTCGTAATCATATATGGTGGAGGTATTTCATAACCTTTGGCCATAATGTTGTCGAATGATTTTTCAATGTGCTGAACATTCTTTATGTTTTTTGGAAGAACTACAAATTTAACTTCAGGCTTACGCATCTTTTCTTCAACCCTACTTATTTCCTGTTCTTCTGGAGTTTTTTTAGCTGGTATGACTCCCTTTGGTGGTGCTGGTGGTTTTGGGAGACTTGGCCTAGGCTGGGTTGGCGGCTGGGGTTTTGGCTGTGGCTTTGGTGCTTGTTTTGGAATTTTCCCTCCAGGTCTTTTGGGTGTGTATCCACCAACTAGCTTTGGCCTTCCATACCCAGATGAACAACTATTTTCTTCATCAAATGTTCCATCGTCTTTCATGCCACATGGATTTAATTCTCCATCAGAACTAGCAAGTGCTGTTTCCTCTTGGGGTTCTGAAAGGTTCTTGTCTCTTGATTCCATCTGGCCAACCACTTTCTTTGCCCAGGAATAGCCAGCATCTCCACCCCATCCGTTCCAGGCTTGCCAACCCTTACCCTGCTCATCCCAAGTTTCACCCTTCTTATCGACCTCATGGCGATCAAAGAATGCCTTCATTCTGCGGACGGTGTCTGGAGAGAACTTAACCCCATTGATCAAATCCCTAGCCCTGGCAATCCCCACAGGAGTCATGCCCTTTTGGCTGGCTGGTTTCCCTTCCCTTACATCCAAAGCCCTCTTGGCTGATTCCCTAGCTCCTTCTGGAGGGTTAAAATCAATCCCATCATACTTACCCAATTCAATGCCACCCATCATTCCAGCGATGAGCATTTTAAGCTCTTGTTGGCTTAGACTTGATAGGGCTTGTTCAGCTTGTTTTTTTTTATCTGTCATCGGGCCGCCAACAATCCAGGCATCGCAGGTTCTTTTGGCCGCACATTTGAAATCAAAAATTTCGCAATATCCAAGGTTCCCACCCAGCGCTACTTCATTTGCATCTTCACCAATTCCATTTTTAATGCAACCCAGTAGTTTGCTGGTTTGGTTGAATGCCGCGCAATTGCCACAGAGCATTTTCTTTGCAGTTCCAACATCACCTTGGAACTCATTGGCCTTGGCTTTCCAGTAGCTCTCATTGGGCTCATTGGGATTGGCTGGGCCGTAGTTGGCCTTATCAACTGCTGTCTGCCTATTCTCAAGATTAAGTTTTACATCTTGAGTTGGTAGTGGGCATTTCAACTCCTCTAAGCCTGTAGGCGCAACTGGGGCTTTGGGTGTTGCTGGAACTGGAGCCCCACCCTGGCCTTCATCCTGTTGTCCATCTTGGGCGGCTTGCTTTTCTTTTTCTGTGGTTGGAATGATTTTTCCAGACTGCACACCAGCAACAATGCCAATGGCCTGTTCCCTTGAAATGGTTGGGAAGGCGGCCGTGATAACTGAAACAGCGCCCTCCTTGGACAACGCACCAGCCGCCACTGCATTGATAACATTGATAAGAGAAGCAACCTGGGCTCCATTGAGACTTTGCCCAATAACATCTTCTTGGCCTTCCACCTGTTTTCCATCTTGGGTTGTTTGTCCTTGTTGCCCTGCCTGTGCTGGCTGGCCTGTGGGAAGCAGAATTTCAGACACTGCCTGGGCTGGAACTCCATATTCCTTTGCCAGGTCTTGAATCATCTTGGTCTCAATGGCTCTTGCCCTAAAGGCCGCCTCAACATCCAGCCCTTTCTCTGCATAGATTGAACTGGCCGTGGTCAGTCCGGCCTTAAACTCTGCAATGTTTGCCATAGATTCCCGTCCCAGGTCGATAGAAACATTGGCTCCAAAATTGAAAATGCCCTTGGTTGTTTTAGCTCCATTTCCACTGATCATTCCCCTAGCTACACCATCAGCAATAACAATGTTCTTGATTGGATTAAGAACCTTATCATTAAGTAGCTTCTGGTATCTGTTGAAAGTTCTTCCAGCCTGTTGCATTTCAAGCCTGGCTGTTGGGCCGGACATGGCAGATGGGTCTACGGCAAAGGAGTAGGGGATTCCAAGTCCCATGCAGATATTTCTCAATAAGATTTTATGAAACTCTGCAAAGGCTCCACTTGGTCTGCTGGGGCCGTCTGGGAAAATAATGTCCTCTCCTGGCTCCAAATAGCTGACCTTCCCAGACTCCATTGATTCCAGCTTGATTTGTTGGTTATCAAAGTTTTCCTCAGTGGTTAATGCACTAAGGTCAGAGGCGTTGTTGTTTGACCTCTTCACAACTGCACTCTGTGAACTGGCAACCTTGGCGGCCAGCTTCTCAAAATTCACAATGTCATAAATATCAGTGGCATCATTGATTGCAGTGTGAAATGCAGACACGCCCCTGTATTGGTCAATCCTAAGTGGGTCGAAATAGTGGAATGCCTGGCTGGCTGAAATGGTTACCTGGTATGAATAGAAATCCCCAATGCTACGATTATAAATATCATAAGCAGTGGGAGCCCCAGTGTCCCTATCAATGTGAATGCCACCAATAAGCTCCAGGCTTGTATAAGTTTTGTATGGGTCACCGAGTCTATCAGATTCAATACCTTGGAGTTTTAAGTCTCCATTCTTATCTCTGACCAATACAAAAAGGAAATCTCCATCACGGAGCATGGACATGGTTGCAACCTGCATAAGGGTTGAGCCTGTGTGCCTGGTTGATAGGTCACAATTATTAAACCATTCATTCCAATATGCCTCAATCTCTGTGTTGGCCTTGGGGTTGTCTGTCCTGGCTTGGTAGGTCAAGTTTGATGCAACATGGCTTGCAAACTTCATCAAGATGGAGCGAACCAGGCCATTGTTTTCTGCCAAGTCTCTTGCCCTCTTCATTAACTCTACACGATCATAATTTGATCTAAAGTCCTCTGCACCAGATAGATTGCTCGGCCCCCGCCTCTCCCTGGTATATTTTACAGCATCATACTCAAACTTAGTAAGGGCTTTTTTTGCCATCAGCCTTTGAACCCCAGCCTGGGGATTTACAAATGAAACAAGCTTATCCAGGAATGTTTGTTTAAGCTTCATGGGCCGAATTTTGCATAGGTGGTTCTAATTCTTGTGCCAGATGCAGACTGAATGGCAAGAGTCAATTCAGCAATAATCTCTCTAACCTCAGATAGGTTCGCCCTGCTGAATGATCTTCCAGCAATTGAATAACTTGCACCAGCCACCGCAATTGCCTCTAGACATGAAACATACTTGTCACGCAGGGAATTTAAGGTGGCGATGGGTAAGCCAATGAAATCACCCTTCGCCATTATTCTCAATCTCCTCTGTCAAGCCTGCGGGCATGATCTTCAGCCTCTTATGCAAAGCCGCACCCACAATGGCCATGCATTCACAATCAAGTAAGTGGTTATGCTTGCCTATCTGCTTCCACACCCTCCTGGTTCTGCCCGTCATGGGATTCCTAACCTCTACCTTTGTTTCAGATGAAATGTGAACTTTCCAAACCTCTGGTGTGTCCTCTGCAATAAACCCGTCAGTTTTCAAAAGATTGGAGAGGATGTCTTTGATGGCTGGGTTTGACCATCTCCAAACTGGGCAAAGCTTCCATTTCCATCCCTCCCTGGAGCCAGCATTCTTTCCACTGAATGGGTCTCCATTTGCAATCCTGGCAAATGGT